AAGCTTGAGAATAATGCTTCCGCTCTCCCTGTCCTGTGTAAAATTTGCTGTAATCATTTCCTCAAACCTCCTTTAAGTCGGGCTTGTGGAATTGGCGACTCGTTCTCTCGCCGCCCTGGTGTTTGCGGGTTCTTTGCCGGAATTCCCTCCGCCAAGAGCCTGCTTCGCTTCCGGATTAACCTTTCCGCCCTGTTCCGGATTGGGCATCGCCGGAGCCTGCATTCCGAATCCCTGCGCCATCTGCTGTGCAAGGTTCGAACCTTCGTGCCTGTCAACAATGGAAGCAAGTCCCACCATCTGCTGCATCATCATCTGCATCTGGCGGAACATTCCGCCGTTCTGCTCGATCTTCTGCATGACGAAGTTCTTGCGGTCAAAATCCATCATGTCAAGGCAGGCAAGAGCCTGGTCAGCAAGTTCCGGATTAAAAAATCCCTGTCCGAAGAACTGAAGCGCAAGCTCGTTCTGGCTCATCCTGGAATAGGGCGATGCCTTCTGCGCGGTGACTTCGATGTCGAACTGCGGAACTCTGTATCCCATGTCCACTCCGGCAAATACTCCCTGCCATTGGGGACGGATTCCGGCGTTGCTGTACCTTATGAATTTCTCCGCTCCGTCGTCTCCGACAATCCGGAACTGTCTCTCAAGTGTGTAGAACTGGCGGATTCTCTCGATTACCATGTAGATAATCTTGCAGAACGCCCGGAAGGAAGCCTTGTTCATGTCCCTGGAAAGCTTGGAACCTGCCTCCTGCATCGCCGCGATTGCGGATGCCGCGGTAACGCCGCTTGTGGTGCCGCCTGTGGAGATGTCGCGGTTGCCCGTGGTCTCCTTGAGCTCGTCAACCTTGCCGTTCTTGACCTCAAGATAAATGGAAGAAAGTCCTGTGCTTTGAACCGGAAGGATGGAATCCTGCCCAAGGTTTCCGGCAACGTGGATAAAATCGTTGTTGAGGTCGGCATATTCCTCCTCGTTTACTCCTCCGTCCTTGCGGACAAAGTGCCTCGGCTTGGCGTTGACGAGCATATTCTTCATGATTGCCTGGTCGCCCCGGTCAATGTATTCCTGGGAGCTCTTCGCAACGTCGATGTAACCGAAACCGCAGGGACTTCCCTCGATACGAAAGAGCGGATGGAAAACGAATGGATAATCCCCGTCGTCGTAAAAGCCTCTTTCCGCATATTCCGGCATATTCTCCGAAGCGAAAAGCACCTCGTCATTGACGTACTTGACATAATGCAGAACCGTCTTTCCGTTTGCGTTTCTCTTCTTGTAGTACCAGTCCACCACCGCGCTCTTGTTGGTGGTGTCGATGGTGTCGTCATAAACGTATTTGCTCATGTCAACGGCTGAAGAACCGAGCCTGTTTGTGAGCTGCGGATATTCCTCCTGGAGAAGGTCGTTGTCCCGGAGCTCAACCTGGAAAAAGTTTCTGCTTTCCTGGATGTCGGTGATTCCCGGTTCCCAGAAGAGGTTGAGCAGGTCAACCTTTCTGATGGAAACGTCTCCGAGTCCGCCGAGCTTGTCCTTGTCCCAGGAGATGAAGTAAGGAGCTGTTCCTTTTGTAAGCAGATACTGCATCGCCTCGGAATAGGTCTCCTCAAAATCGTTGTGGGCAAGAATAACGGGAATAATGGAAGAAAGAACCTCCGCTTCCGGTTTGTCTCCCTCTTCTCTCGGAAGGACATTAGCCGAAGGAAAGCTGTCCATTGCGTCTGCGTGCTTGTTTGCGATGCAGTTAAAGAGATACGCGGAAACGGGTTCAACCTCTTCCTTACTGCTCTTTCTTCTCATGTATTCCCAATGCCGGAGCTTATACCATTGTTCGTTCTCAATGATTTTCTGCTCAAGGTTATGCTTGCCTGCTTTATATCTCTGCAGGGTGAGCTGTGCCTCAAGAATCTGCTGTCTGCCAATGGGCAGAGCAGATGCCGCGGCACCTCCCATTCCCTGCGCCTGCTCGAATCTCATCTTCGCAACCCCATCCGCGGGCATTGCAGAAGGTTCAAACGGTTTGTTCTGAAAAATCATCCTATAATCTCCAATCCCGGTTTGATAGTCTTTGCAAAAAGCTCTTCCTTCGGAATGTCAAGGAAGATGTTGAGAGGACTGTTGTCCCCTTCGTCGATGTGTTTTTCTCTCGGTTTGATGGGTCTCGACATAAAGAAGTACCGCATCTCGTCGGCAATGTGGTCTTCGTTCTCGGTGTCGATGTCCTCGACCTTATGCACGTCATACTGCAGAAGCGGAATCGTCCGGATGAATGCCTTGCAATTGTTGAAAACATACATCATCGGAAATCCGTTCTCGTCGAAGGCAAAGCGGTAATGCACCTGCATCCAACCGGGAATCCTCTTGTGGTCGCCCTTGCTGAAGAAGACCTGGTGCTTCGCCGCGGTTTCGGCAATGGATTCGCCGTATTCCGCATCCCATATAGCCGGGTCAGCAACGCCCTGGATGGTCTTGCCTTTGAGCCATCTGTGCTCGGTCTCGATTCTGTGAATCTCCGCAAAGACCTGGCTCGGCGTCCATTTGATGCCCGTGTTCGCTTCCTCGGTGCATCCGTAAAGCTCAAGGATTCGGTAACATACCCCGTCATGGTCAACCGCCCACCAACCGCAGGAGAAGGGTTTAGAATAACCCCAGTCGAAGCTCCTGTAAATTTTCCAATTATCCGGAATCTCAAAAGGCTCGATAACGTGCGTCCATTGCCTGTCTCTGTAATGCTCCGGCAAGTCCATGAAATCCTCGAAGAACTGACCGAAGAAGATGTCCCAGGAACCCTCAAGCCATGCCTTCCGGAGCTTCGGAGGAAGTGCCTCAAGCTGTTTGATGTACTTTGGCTGCTGCTTCATAAGGGCAACGTTGTCCCGGACACCGCTCTGGATGAAGCTGTAATCATTCGGGTCTTCCCCATCAAGATAAATTCGATCGATGAAAAGCCTTTTTACCCATTGATGACCGACTCCGCCTGGGTTACAGGTAAGATAAACTCTCTTCGGAATCGGGTCTCCGTCCGAAACGCCTCGGACGCAGGCATAGAGGACTTTGAACTGTTCCTCGGTAAACTGCGTCGCCTCGTCGATGAAAAGGATATCACATTCGGTACCCTGGAAGTTATCCAGGTCTTTCTCGTTGCTGCAGTATTTGAAAACAATCTGCGCTCCGTTTCTGAACGTGATTTCCTTCTTGGAATCGTTGTATTTATACGTCCCCTTCTTGAGCATCTTCTTGAAGGGTTTGATGTGGTTTGCGTAAAGCTCCGGATAGCTTCGGCGCACAATCATGATGATGATGCCCGGATATTTACCCGCAAGCAGAAAGCTCTTGACTCTGACTCCCCAGGATTTGCCTCCTCCGCGTGAACCGCCGAAGGCAACAACGTTATGATGATCTGCAAGAAAAAGCTTCTGCTTCGGGTTCGGCGGAGGAATCGTGACTACTTGAGCCATTCCTCGTCAACCCCTTCCATGCGGATAATGAATTCGTTCTCTTCATCGTCGCTCTTCGCTTCTTTTTCAAGTTTCGCAATTCTTGCTTCCTGTTCACGGATGTCAGCTTCGCTCCGGATGTTCTGAATCTCCTTAAGGTCAAGAAGTGCCGCCACAACCTTCTGAAGTCCCATCCTGTCGATTATTGTTCTTACCTCGATAAGTTTCTCCTCGTCCTCAATAATCTCCTTGGTGGGCTTGTCCGGTCTCTCCGGGTTATTGTATTCAATGACTTTCGTTCTCGTCTTATGGGTCACCATCTGGACGTCAAGTTCATCGATTGCCCTCTCGATTTTTTCGAGGAGCCTGTCGCTGATATCAAAGATTCTCGAAAGCCTGTCCGACTCTTTGTTCCGGATTTTGTCGATTGTTTCCGTAAACTGTTTGCTCAAGAACTGTTCGCGCAGTTCAACCCAACTTTCAGCCTTTGCCCTGTTCGCAACAGCCGTTGGAGAAATGCCGTATTTCTTCGCAAGCTTTCTGTAGCTTGTGTCCGTTGTAACGTATTCTGTTTTTAACTCCTGCCAATCCACAGAAAGCTCCTTTCTCCCGTGATGCTTTAATTTTAATAAATCCCCTCTCCTCCATGAAATCCCCCCCTACGCATTGATTTCTGCGGAAAATCGTAGTAAAATATAAGCATCAAAAGCAAAGGAGGATTCGCCATGCCTGTTCTTGAATTTCCTGCTGTCTGTTCCTATGGCAAAGGAGACAGCGGCACATCCTGGATTGAATTTGAATTGACCGAAGAAGAAGAATCGCGCCTCATTTCTGCGTTTAAAGATACCGAAACCTACATCCATGGTTTTCGTTCCTCCGATGCCGTTTCCGATATCTACGACAAAATATGGGAAGCCGCAAACGAACAGATAACCGAAGAGCTTCTCGGTATGGACGAAATGCTTGAGGAAGGAGAAAAAGCCTCCGACCTCTATCAGATATGGGTCAATTTTCCCGAAGAGTTCGAGGAACTTTACCACCCGGAAGACGAAGAATAACAAAAAGCCGAAGGCAAAACGCCTCCGGCTTTTTTTATGTCTCCAGAACCTTGATTCCGTATTTCTCAAGCATAAGCTTTCGCTTGATTACGAAGAGCTTATAGGTCGCGCCTTTTCTACAGCCCTTCGTGTCCTCAACAACAACGTGTCCGTCCCTGTCGGTGTAAACAAAGTCCGCAACATAGGCGCATTCCTTCTCAACGCAGACCTTCTTGTCTTTAAGCCTCTTTCCGGTCTTTTCGGAATACCTGGGATGATATTCAAAGAATCCCGGAATAAGTACGAACTTCACCTGCTTCTGAAGGTCGGAAATCTCTCCCGCTTTCTGAAGAAGCAAAAGCTCCTGCCATCGTTTGAATTCCTTCTCGCTTGCAAAGGTCTCTCCGTTAACGGTAATCTTCTTGGCGTGGAGCTTGTTCCCCTTAATCAAGGCGAACACCTCCCTTGTTTTCGGAAAGAAGCCATTCCCGGATTCCGTCCCGGCAGTTACCTTCCTTGCAGTTATCCTCGCTGAATGCGCAGAAAGCGCATCTTCCGTCCGCGGAACCCGCAATAACCCTTGCAACCGTCTCGATCCCCGTGTCCGGAGGAAGAACTTCCTTCATTATCTCAAAGTTTGTCATCGGAAACCTCCTCGTCCATCTGAGCACCGCAGAAAGGACAATAATTTAAAAAAACATATTCTTCCGCACCATTAAGCAAAACCGGGTGTAAACAATCAGAACAATGCCAACAGTCGGTGTTTTCTTCTGTCCAATGAGCATGAACAACAGGTTTTGCTTCTATGGTGGGTTGTTTGTCTATTACTTTTTGCACCATGCGTAATACAGCCTCAGCCAAATATGTTTGATGTATTGTGATTAAGAATTTTTTTAATTCTTTTACGAATGCTTCCGCATCAATAAGTCGCATTGTCATTCTCCTTTCGGTGGTTCCGGTAAAGGCATCCAATGGGTTGTTTGTTGCTTAAACCCCCTGCGCCGAAGATAAAGACTTACGCAAATCGTATATCCATAACCGAGGTCATCAAACACCAAAACATAAGAACCATCTTCCGGCAACCTGTCTTTTACGCTTATCCATTCAGCCATTGTCAGCCCTCCTGTTCCATGCTTCTATTGCTTCTGCTTCTGTTGAGAAATACCGGCGAGTCCCTGCATGGCAAGTTCTACAAATCACAGCAAAATCGTGAGGTTTCAAATCCCAAACTGATTCTGACGTCTCGAGCAGAAGTGCTTCCCCTCCGCAAAAAGGACAACGTTCCAGTTCATCCATTCCCGTCTTCCTCCTCGTATTTCTGATAAAGCATCCTTGCGATTCTGCATTTTTTGAACTTCGTTCCGCAGCAGTATCTGTGCTTATATGCCTTGAGGCAGGCGGGACTTCCGAATGCAAGATGGAGCGAAGTGTTGTCCTCAACCCCTTCGCAAAGAATCATCTGCGCTTCCTCCTCGGAATAAAACGGACAGAGAACACTCTTGTCCGCCCTTCTTTTTGATTTCATCGGCATTCACCTCCCGGACGAACCGAATCCGTTGTCGCCTCTTTCTGTCTTCTCAAATTCATCAACAAGAAAGAGCTCCGGCATCTCGCATCTTGAAATAACAAGCTGTGCAATCTTGTCTCCCGCCTTGAAAACGCAGGGTCTGATTCCGAGATTGATTATTTTAACTTTGATGGAACCTGTGTAGCCGGAATCGATGGTTCCGTCCGTTATGATGCATTTTGAAAAGAGCAGTCCCGATTTGGAACGCATATCCCCGAAAAATCCGAACGGAATCTGGATATGAACTCCGGTGTCGATTTCCGCAGATGGAAATGCGAAATAATCCTCGTCGAGTTCCGTCGGCAATCT